CGCTCGGAGCGGCCAGCGCATTGGACGACATGACGATGCCGCCAAGGTTCTCCTTCAGCCGGTCGAACTCGAACTTGAAGCCCGAGTCACTGACAAGGATGCCGTCCAGATAGCTCCACAGCTCGGGACGGATCAGCGCCTTGACTTCGCCCGGCCCGGCCGCCGCGTTGGCGGTCATGAAGCGCACCACCGCCGCGCGGATCGCCGCCCAGGAGGCCGCGGCACCGACTGCCGTCGAGGTGATGCCATAGGTGGAGACGCCTGGGATCAGGCCCAGCGGTTGCCCGTTCGCGCCGGTCCCGCGGAAAATCGCCTTGTCCAGCTCGGCCGACATGGTGCCCGACATGTCGCGCCGGATCGCCGCCTCGAGCGCATCGCCCGATTGCAGCATGGCCTTGCGGCTGATCCGCATATGAATGCCCAGGGTTTGCTCGGGCTTCAGGGCCTTGTCGGTCGTGGCATAGGCGGTCGGCCCGGCCACGTTTGCCAGCTCGCCGTCTGCCCAGCCGGCCGAGACGGCCGAGGTCGTCACCGGCCATTCGACGGCGCCCGAGCCGATGGTGATGAGCTGGACGCCCATTTGCGCCGCCACCGAAGCCGGGAACAGCCGGTCGATGATCGGGCGCGTCTGGAGCGGGTCGGGCGTGCCCGAGGCCACGGTTTCGCCGGCACGCTGTTCCAGCGCCATCAGGGGCACCGGGACGCCGCGATAGCCGCCAGCGTTGCGCAGCTCGGCCACCACCTCGGCCGTGCGGCCCGAGAGCGCGCGGCCCTCCTCCAGCGCCCGCACCACCTGCCGCAGCTCATAGCCCGCCACCATTTCGGACCACTCCCGGCCGGAACGGGTTTCCAGATCGGCGCCGGCCTCGCGGCGCTCGGTGTCCTCGGCGATGAGGGCGGCACGATAGCGGGTCTCGTTCTGGCGATATTCGCCGTCGAGCTGTTCCATCTGCCGGGTTTCATCCTCGGTCGGGGTCGGCTTGCCGGCGAGGGTCGAGAGGGCTTGGCGGATCTCGGATTGCCGCCGCGCGATGGTCACGGAAGTGAGCATGGGATCTCCTTTTGCTCGGTTGGCGCCTCCAGGTCGGAGACGGCTTGTCGCCACGCCACGCGGGCGGGATCGGGGTCAGGAATGCCGCACTCGCGCCGGGTGTGGCGCGTGTGGCAGGCAGGACAAAGGGAAGTCAGGTTGGACGGGTCGAACGACAGCTCGGGAGCCGTGCGAACGGGTTTCTTGTGGTGAACCTCCAGTCGGCCGCGCTTGCCGCACTCGGTGCAGGCCCAGCCGTCGCGCTCGAGGATCTGATGCCGCAGCACCTTCCAGCGCCGCGTCCGCAGCACCGGCCGAGAGAAGCGGGAGAAGCGGTCTAGAGCCATGCCGCCCTCGCTTTCCGCATCGGAGCGGCCTTCATGCGGGCGCCCTGCGCCACCGCCAGGACAGAGGCCGCGGCAGCGTCGATCCGCCCGAGGGAGCGGGCCTTGGCGAGCTTGTGGTTCCCGGCCGGATCCACCAGCGTGATTGCATCCGAGAAGGCGGAGCGCAGGAGCATGGAGGGCGCCACCTGCACCTCTCCGTCAAACAGCGCGCGCCGGAACCGCTCGATATCCTCACTGCCGTCCTTCCACCCGAAGCCGCGCCAGACAAAGGGCACACGGGCAAGGCCCGCGGCCTGCATCGCCTCGGTGAACTCGGCATGGCGGAAGCGGTCGCCCACGACACAGGCCACCTCGGCCCCGTCCAGGTGCCGCACGATGGCCGCCAGCCATGGGCCAGGGGGCACCGTGGCATCGCCCATCACGGTCAGCTCGCCGCGGGCCTCCATCTGCACATAGCGGTCGGAGACGCCATCAGCGGCGCCACGGTCGGCCAGGGAGGGAGACGCGGGGAAGGTGCCCAGGGCCTCCAGACGCCCCGTCTCGGGCCAGTAGAAGGCCGCCGCAGACATGGAGCGGGAGCCGCCCAGATCGACGCCCAGAACGCAGGGACCGGAGCGCGGGGGCAGCTCGTCGGGCGCCACCTCGGCCGAAAGCCACTCGTCCACCGTCACCAGAACGGACCGATCCTCGGTCGATACACGCTCGTTCCGGTTCAGGTTGCGGAAGCTGGAGAGGGCCGAACCACCCCGCGCAATCGCGCGCCGGGCCTGCGCCACCAGCCATTCTGGCGTGGAACCGATGCCCTCGGCCGCGCCCGGATTGGCCTCCAGAAGGGACGGCAGATCGTCTGCAGGAAGCCCGAAGGCCGGCCGATGCTCTTGGACATACGTCCCCGGCGGGGGCTCATCGAGCCACCGGGAGAAGGTGTTGGCGTCGTCGGGCGCGCTGGTGGAAATGATGAGGGCGCGGCCGTCGCGTTTGCCAAGGCCCGAGAGAATGGCGTTCTCGAGGTTGTCGCCCTTCTCCCGTTCCCACGCCGCGCGCTCGTCCATGAGGGCCAGCGTCGGAGCGCCGCCCAGGATCGACTTGCCATCGGCCGCGATGACGCGCGCCAGCCCGCCGCCGTTGCCCTCGAACTCCACCTCGAGCTTTGAGCCGCGCCGGATGGTGAAGCCTGCCCGATCCTCCTCCGGGAGGCCGTCGATATAGCCCACGAGGAACTGAAATGCGGTCTTTGCCTGGTCCCGGTTCCGGGCGGCAAACAGGATCTCGCGCTTGGGTTGGGGCTTGGGATGCAGCGCGCCCACCAGCTCGGCCAGGGCGAGGCCGGCAGAGAGCGCGGTCTTGGCGTTGCCGCGTCCGATTGAAAGCACGCCCACCATCACGCCCGGCGCCATGGAGCCACGGACGAACCGGCACTGAAATTCGGCCAGCTTGAGAGGCTTCCCGGCCTTCTTCCCCTCGGGCACTCGGAGCTGTTTCAGGAAGGCAATGGCCCTCGAGGCCGGGTCTTTCCCCCGGATTTTTTCCAGAAGCGAGAGAGGAACACCCCGACCCACGGTATCCGCCCCTCCCCGAGCCGGGGCATTGGGACCAGATCCGGGGGGCAGGCCATCCTTGCGCGGTCGGCCGCGCGGGCGCTTCACTCGCTCGTCGGCAGGCATACCCGCACCCCGCGGTATCGCGAGACGATGCGTGACGCGGCAAGGGACAGGCCCATGGGCCTATCCTCTGTGCCACCGCGTGCGTCGAACAGCATGGCCGCCTGATCGCAGATCGCATAGGCCAGGTCGCTCGGCAGGGATGCACCCTCGGCCAGGGTGTAGCCTGCAGCCGCCAGCACGTCAGCCTGTGCAGCCGCAATCATCAGCTCCAGCGTTGCGTCCTCGTCGCTGAGGTCGATCCGCGCAAGCGCCTTAGTTGCAGAGAGAAGGTCGGGATTGCTCATGCGCCAATACTAGATCAGCCGCAACTAACTGAGAATCCTAACACTTTATAACGCTGTCTATCCGCACCGCAGTCAGGCCCTTAAGTATATGACTGCGGTGCGGTGGTGGGGCTTACGCCCCCATACCACGCGCCCCACATGCATATTCCGCTCTCACCGCACTCATTCCGCAGTCGAGTGCGGAGACTGCGGATAGGCCGCGTTATGGTCCTCAGCCGGCATTCCCACCGTGATCGACGGAACGTCGCGCCCGTCCCGCAGCGAACGGACGGTCTCCACCCGAAGCGCGCCGTTCCTGAGCCATGTGTTGATGAGGCTCGACACCCGACTGCGGGCGGCAATCTGGTCAGGGCCTTGCTGCGCCTTCGTCGTGCCGGGGGCGCCAACGTCCAAGCCCAGCGCGTCGGCTACGACATAGCCGGCCCAGTCCTTGCTGGTGGGCGCCTTGGCCGGCGGGGTCGCCCGCGCAGCAATGGCTTCCTGCACCCGCCGCAGGTCGTCCAGCTTGACGCCCTCGAACGCATCCGGCGGCGTCCATGCCGTGCAAACACCCACCTCGTCGCCCCGCGGATACTCGGGTGTAGCGTTGCCCAGAGGGACAGACTGCATCCGATACCAGGTGAACGCGCCCCCGCGGGCGGACATGTTGGTCTTGGCGCCGTCCATCGCCCGGAAGATCCGCGCGGCTTCTGCGGGCGCAAGCCCCATCTTCTCGCCTTCCTCGAAGGTCATGGGTGCCAGCACGCGCCCCGCCCTGATACCGTCGCGAAAGGCAGAGCCGCCCCGGCCATCGTTGATGCTGTCTCCCGTCCCGGCCTTGTTCGCGTGATGGATCAACTCAATTGCGGCGTTGGTCTGGTTCGCCACGTCCCGCCATGCGTCGATCACGGCATTCATTGCGGTGTTGTCGTTCTCGGGAACCGTGTGGCAGGTGATGAACGGGTCGATAATCAAGGCGTCGATCCGGCGGGCTCGCATCTGCGCCACAAGCGCAGCCACCACGGGTTTTGCCACCTTCACGCCCTCACGGTCTGCCGCCGCGATCTTGATCGGCTGATCGCGCCCGCTATCCACATGCAGGCGCCCGCCGATCTCGTCGTCGCTGATGCCGTAATGGATGCAGGCCGCTTCAAGGCGCCGGCTGATTTCCTCAACCGGATCTTCGCCGCACCAATACCAGACGCGCAGGCCCTCGCGGGAATGCACCCAGCTATGCAACCGCTTCCGGCCGGTCGCCATGGCGAGCGCATCCACCAGCGCCAGCGATGATTTGCCGAGGCCGCCGGGGCTGATGGTGCCCGACAGCATCCGACGTTGCAGGTGGTAGCCGTAGAGCCACTGACGCGGGGGCGGAACGTTGCGGCGCCAGGTCGTCGGCGACAGCAGGCCGGATCGCGGCGGTTCTTCGTGGCCGGTTCCGGCGGCGTCGGACCCGAACTCGGCTCCGCATTCGGCCTCCACCTCCCTGCGCCAGGCGTCCGGGTCGTAGTGCCTCGTCATGCCGCTGCCCTCCGCTGCCGGAGATAGGCGAGGAAAGCCGACTGGTGCTCAGGCTTCATCGCCTCGAACGCGGCCACGCAGACGGCCTTGCGGTATTCCTCGTGAGCGCCTTTGGCCCAGCGGCGCGCCTCAAGCATCGTCCCGCACCACGCGCTAGACGGAACCTCCTGCCACGGCTTGCCGTAGAAGTCGCAGAGGGGGCAGAAGTGCGGACCCTGCATCACCGCGCCCCCTCAAAATAGCCGGTCAGCCCTTCGTCGGTCAGCGACTGCCGCACCTGATTTGCGTGCCCGGCCGAGAGGCAAAACACCGTCTCATCCGGTTCGCCAGGGCGATGCACGGAAATGACGCAGCGGCCGGCCACGGTTTCGACGCGGAAGTGACCTTTGGCCTTGCGGGCCAGTAGCTCGTCTATGCTGTAAACGGCGAACATCAGGCCACCTCGCGCGCTTCGGCCCGCGCGTCGAGCCA